CCGGCATTGAAACGGCGTATGCGCTCTTTCATCGGCACCTTCTTCTTACCAGGCAAATCCCCATCGCACATCCCAAACCCTCGGAAAAAGACTCCCAAATTTAAATATGGGACAATCTTACCATCAACGAAGGCAGGGGAATGCTTGAGGAACTGGTAGAGGCGTGGATTACTAGAAACGTCTTCAAACTTGAGGTCGTAGCCGGCACGTTCGAATGAAGCGACCAACAATGAAGCAGCCTCGCCCTCGGTGGGCGGACGACTCAACTCGCGGAGAAAGCGATTGTAACAAACTAACGAAAGCATTACTGCCATGTTGTTTAGAAACGTGGTTAAGACACTGCCACTATACAAAAGCGGATCGCCGTGGGTGCGTCCCACGACTTTTTGCGAGCCTACTACTACCTTGAAATCGAGCCTAAGCTGCTTGAACACGACTCTAACAAACGGCACCCAGGAGCTGGGTACCGTCTCTGCCATGAAGCTTTCGACTCTATCTATAAAATACTTGAAATGAGAACCATCACAAGCGGAAATATCGGCATTTCCGAGCAATCGTACTACTGTACCGTCGGCGCGCTGACACAAAACGCTAACGCAAACGTCGTCTGAGAAATAAATAGCTCTGGCACCGCGCTCAACAGTCATAAGCCAACCAAAAGCCTCACCTAACTTCCCGACATCAGGCGAACTTACGAACCTCGCCTGTACACAACCACCATCCCACTCTTGACTCATGGGATTCTTGAAATAGTCCATCATAAAACCCCCCATGCTGGCAGCACGGGTTCCGAGATTACCGATAACTCGGGGCTTGTTCTTGGATAAAATCTCACAGGGTTTAGCGACGACCGGCACCTTACCACGGTGCACGCCGTGTTCAATCTTGCCTCCGCTGGAGACGAAGTCATCATAATCGCTAACTCTGAGAGCTTTCTTGGGGTGAGGATCAAAAGCCCACCTTTTCTTGAGTTCTAAAGGGCACTCTTGAGGAAACCCTATCTTGACTCGGAGACCCAACTCGCGCAGGTAGTCATCATACTCACACCCCAACCAATCGTGGACATTCGACTGATTGACACGCAAGCGTTCATGATAACCTGGCTCGTCGGGTCTCCTAACTCCACACAGACGAAGCAACCATAAGTATGCGCAAAACTTCCAGTCGATGGCGTATAACCACCATGCACCCAACACGGGCCGAACATGGTTTTGTATCGATTGGATGTACTATGCTTAAACATCGGTAAACCGTCTATGTGGACTTCTTCGCGGCCAGAACTAACGAAGGACACTCTATCTACATCTACACGGAACGCCGCTGTGTAAGGCGACTCATCTTCTTTCAATCTCAATAGGCCGAAATCGAATATAGATCCGCGTAGCCCACCGGGGAGTCACTCGCGGCTGAGCGTAATCGGTCTACCAACATGAGGGACTAATGACCTCTCAGCAGCAGACACGACACTCAGACGCGATAGACTCTGCACAACATAGGCTGTCGTGTTGTGCAAAACGCCAATATCGAGCAAACCTTGCTCTAAAAAGCGCACCGGCATGAGTCCAACAAGCCTACTGCTTATGAACCCATAAGTATGCGGCGTCAACGACATGCCAATATTGGCAGCGAAGACCTGCGTGGCTAAAGTCAAATATACTTCAGTTTCGCGTACACCAGCATACCCGGGGAGGTGAGCGGCTATATAGCCTCGGGTAGACAATTGCTCCCTGTAACTCACCCCACGTAAATGGCTGTTTGATAGCGCAATCAAAGAGGGATCGTAACCGCCCTCCTCTTGTGCAAAGCTCAAAACAGCACTCTCGAACGCTCCTCCGATCACCGGTATGGTATAACCGAATCTGATCAAACTTTTGCGAACGTCCGAGAACCAATCACCTGACTGTAACACATCAGCAGCCCACATTGTCACGCGCGCGCGAGACATAAGATTGAGCTCACTCTGCGTTAGAGGTGTTGGACAATCATCCAGATCCGGTGGTCGACCATGGCTTTCGCCCAACGTGGTAAGATCAAGCGTGAAATCGTCTGTGTTATCACTCTTGACTAGAGCAACATCAACAGGATCACTACCCAAAC